GAGCCATTTTCCGACAGGTGTAGAGCGGCACTGGTTTTTTCCAAGGGAAAACCCAGGATCGTTACCTGTTACTCCTCATTCAATACCGAAGTTCTCACTCCTCTTCATTCTTCTCTTTACAGTTTCCTTAGCGACATGGGTTGGCTTCTCGTGGGAGATCCAACCGAGGAGCATGTCACTTCTCTGAATGGAGATGGCCCTTTCAACAGTTTCGACTACACTGCGGCCACCGACTCCATTAAGAAAGCCTACGTTCAGGCTGCTATTGAGGAACTTATAACGGCAGCGGATGACCTTGATGACGAGCAGATCAGGTGTCTTCGCGTCCTCGGAGAACTTCGTCTCTTTGACCTTGAGACTGAGCTCACTGGAGCTGACTATCCGGAGGGATATCAGGACTTCAACCGGGGACAGCCTATGGGAAGTGTGATGAGTTTCCCTTTGCTTTGTCTCATCAACAAGACGTGTGTGGATATGGCCCTCACTGATCTTTACCTTGCTCGTAAGATCAGTTTCGCTGAGTGGACCGCACACAAGTGCAAGATAAATGGAGACGACCTGTTGGTTCGTGAACCGGGACAGAGAACTGATCTTCGTTCTGCCGTGATTTACCATGGCGGTGAGATAGGCCTTACGGTCAACGAAGAGAAGAGCATGGTATCAGCCACTGTCGCTGAGATAAATTCCACTCTGTTCTCGTCTGGCGGTCTAATGAAGGAGAAGAAGACAAATGCCTCGGCGATTTACATGAAACCAGACACGGAAGATGTTCTCGGATTGGCATTCGAGGCATCGCGGACTGTTCTTGGTTTTGTCGCCGTGGTCAAGGCAAACGCGAATCTTCTTGCCCTCCAACAGGAAAAGCATTTGGAAAAACTTCCTTATCCTCATGTGGCGGCATGCCGCAAGAGTCGAAAGATAAGGAAGGCTTTACTTTCGGTTCCTGATCGTCCGAAAGTTCGTGTTGACAATATATTTCCGGTGGTGAAGAAACCTGTTGGTTACTCTCTTCCCAGGGAAATCGAACTTTCGGCAATCAACCGTGAGGTGAAGCGTCTAAGGTCACAGGGAATTGCATTGAACATAAAAAAAGCAGAAGAAAAGAGGAAGAAGAAAGAAAAGTTCAAGGCAAAACCCTGTCAGAGATCATGGCGATCACTCTTAGTCCCGAAACCCCGTCAGGAGGAGATGGTTCTCTCCCTCCTGGACAAGGAATACTGGTTGACGGTGAAGGAGCTCGGATTGCATGATGAGGATGTGACGTGTCCTCTTGTCGATGATTGGTTTTCATTTCACGATGAAAGCTTTTTTGATAGCAAGATCGAGATGTTGCTTTCCGCTCTGAAGTCCTGCGGGATTAGCTCGAAATTGCGTACGTCGAAGGTCGAGGGGTGGTCTGGTGACTGGCTACCCTTGATTGACGATGTTTTCTGATTTTCCCG